TTGTTCCCGCCGTATTCTTTGATATTTTGAGTGTTGATTTTGGCAGCAATCTTCTGCTTCATGCCAGGCACCCACGGCAACATCTTGAACCCTGATTTGGTTGACCAGTTGCGCGCCATACCAGACAGGGGAACGCCAGTAGGGACGAGCGCGTTGGCATCGTCAATAACAGGCTGGACAATCTTTTTGTAATCTTTTGTGATTTCACGGCGCAAAGATTTGTCAATCTTGTTAAGAGTCTTCAAGGCTTCTTTAAGCCCGACGACCTCAATCTTTGCCGATACTTCATTCACATCATCTCCGTTTGTTCTGCTCGTTAAGCACTTTAATGACAGTCACTAGATCACGTGCGTCAAACGGAATGTCGTTAGGCCACCAACCGACCCCGACTAAAACCTCTGCTAGTTGGCGGCGGAAGGTGCCGCGTCCGTAGGGTTTGGGTCTGTCTCATCCAGTACCGGCAGAATGTCGATGTCAGGGTTTTTGCTAATCCATTCACGCCAGTTGTCGCCAACCTGTTCGCCCTTAAGTTTTAAGATCGTGTGCATCCAACATGCATAATCGGAATACAGCGGTGATGCTGAGAGCTGTTGAATGTTGCGACGCTCGAGGCGTTCCCATTCGGTAATAACAAACAGGTTTGTTGAGTAATATTCGGGTGCGCTGTCGGGGGTGCGCTTTAACTGCAATTTGATTTTCATGTGTCTCCTATGTCGGCTTGGAGCCGTTGTTTATCAGGTTACGTCAATTGTGTACGAGCCGCCCTGCAGCTCAATCTCGTAAACACTAAGCTCTCCCAAATTTGCGTTTACGACAGGTAGTGAACTCATGAAAGTATCGGTTAGTTCAAACCCTGGATTGGTTGCCGTGTTGGCACCAGACGCTGGAGTTACTTTGATGTAACACTTGGTGCCGAGAAGCGCTGACAAAACCGAGTAGGACTCACTTGTCGCATAACTGGCATAAACGCTTAGCGTACAATTATTTGAAAAGAGGCCCCCCGTCATGGTGCGGGAATTTTGGCCAAACGCCGTGTCTTCAAGAGCTTCCTTGGTGACAACCAGGCTGCAGGCAGAAACCATATCGGTGATGTCGGTCGTTGACGCGCTAGTCGCGCCGATCAATACAACTGGATTCGAGAGGTAAGTTGATGTTGGCATTTAGTGCTCCTTAAGTTCTTTCTTGATAGTAGATGATTCGTGTTGCTTAGTTGTGGATTATGCGGTTTGGGCTTGGATGGCACAGTCAAGGTCGTAGCACGGGTACAACGCGCCACCGATTTCAAGGCTTGACGGACGGCCAGCCATCACAATTATTGACGAGCCAAGCACGGTTGCGACAATGCCCAAGATTGAGCGAAGCACCGGCAGACCTGCAGGCCCAGAGCCAATCACCTTGACAGGAAACTCGAGTCGCACAATGTTGCCGTTGCCAGCAAACGTGGTGAAGTTTGGTGCGTCCAAGTACACGCAATTAGGCACAAGTTTGGTTGGGTCGTTTATGACGCGCAATCCTGATACAGCTGTGAGCGTTGCGGTTACGTCATCAATCGCTTCGTTAAACAGGTCGGTGTAGGACATTAGGCAACCGCTGGACGGGGGATGCCAAGCAGCTGCTTGACGATTGGGGTTAGGCTTTGCTGTGGTGCCGAGCCCATGCCGTCAAACGTGGCGTAGGTTGCCTCTATTGAGCCCCTAGAGCGCCATAGAGCGGCGCAATACATCAAAGTGCCCAATGTGACGTCACCACCCGGTGAGACGCTTAGCGAGTCGATATACGAGGACTCCTGACGCCTGCGATAGCAGAACTGGTTGCCAGCCGACACCGACTGCGTGAGCAACGTGTAATCGTCCGATGGGTTGCTTATGGTTATGCCCAAAAATGACATGACCTGCGCGGCGGTCACCCATGTGCATACAGGGTCATAAGCAACGGTGCCAGACGCGGCGACACGCTCGACATCGCTTGCGGTTTTGGCGTAAAGCACTTGATCGGCAATTGGCACCTGATAGTCGTAAAGCAGATCGCCTTCGGTATCAATGCCAATAAACAAATATTGTGGCAATGCGCGCACGGTGTACGTGCCGTTGAATGTTGCGTCAACTCCAGCAACCGTGATTGAACTGCCGACTGCAATCTCGCTGGGGGTCAGGAGTTGCAGTACGGCAAAATTGTCAATCAGGTACTTGTTAGTAACTGTGTAGGTAGCCATGAGCGGATGCTCCGCTCTCGACTAGGCCAGCGCGATTTTTTGGACTTGTGTGGCGTCTGCGATGAACGTTGAAACGTACCCTGCGTAGGAGAAATTCCTGCCGAGAGTAGATGGCAACTCAACTGACATGAGCCCACGGATCTGCTCATAAAACTCGATTGCTTGAGCACGAGCTACCACCATGGTGTTGCTGGCGAAGTTGCGGTCAGCCACTAAATTCAACCCAAATGGGTTAAATACGTTTGCTTGTGTTACTCCGCCTACGCCCATTGCGTTTACGCCCATAAGTCCTGCTGCGCCCGTGTACGGGAATACAGGTCGCTTGTCCACGTCCAACTGACGGCCGAGCAATTCCCAAACGTTCGGGCTGACGAAAATTGTGTCAGGTAGGAAGTTGGTTTCGGTCAGGATGTTGACTGCAGCGCCGTAAAGAGCTGTGATCAAACTTGATGGGTCAGTCTGGTTGACTGTCCATGTTGCGCCTGATGCTGCTCCGCCTGCAACGATTGCGTCTGCTGCGACGTTATCGCTGGCAATGAGATATTCGCCGAGTAAGTCATTGAGGATGATTTGGAGACTGGCTGGGTCGGTGAAATCAACATCCTGAATTGAGAGCGTTACTTGACCGGCAAGAGTTGTCTTGCTGATTGTGTTTGACGCAATAACCATTGTTGTCGCAGATGCAGCTGACAATTCAGTTGACTGTGTTCCAACACTTGTGTGCGTGGTGATCGTTGGGCGAATAAAGGTTTTTGATGCTCCGCCGTTTGGCATTGCGCGTGCGCCGATTGCGTTAACAACTGGACGAATGAAGTTCAAGTCTTGGAAAACTGGCCCAAGAACTGGTACTGGCAAAAGACCAGGAGTGTCGGTAGTCAGTACGTCGCCTGCAGCTGCTTCGAGTGCGCTTTGCTTTGACTTGATAAATTCTTGTGTTGCTGCTGCAACGTTGCGGAAAGTTTCTCCGCCGATGTGCATTGCGGCCAAGTATTCACCTGGGGTTGGCAAGTCAAACTTGCGCTTGGCCTGTGCGAAAATTGGTGCGGTTGGGATGGTTGCCTCAACTGCTGGAACGGTTGCTTCTGACATGGGTTCTATCTCCTGTTCTGGGACTACTTCTTCATTTAACACTACTTCTTCGGGCTCTTGGTGGATACTCGCTGCGACGGTGGCGATGTTGGCCATATCACCGAACGCACCGATTGGAACAAGCGAAAGCTCTGTCCATTGAGCAGCCTCAATAATCATTGTTCCATCTTCGTCGTATGAGAACTTAGTTGGGTTTACGCCAACAGATACTTGGTCAATGGTTCCGTCGGCAGCCATAACTAGCGCATCGTTGCCAAGGCTGGTGGCGCTGATCTTGGCGCTAAACATCATTCCTTGTTCGGTATCTACGCGCTCGGTTACAACACCGACTGGCATTGAAGCGTCGTGGTACATAAACAGGCGTGGTGCTTTGCCTTCAACTGGCAATGAGCCTGGACGGAAGATGACGGAAGTTCCATCCGACACCGTTGCCGGCACGTTGTAGGGAACAGCGGTTCCCGAAATTGTGCGTCGTGGTGCGTCGCCTTTGGCAGCGTCAAGCGTAAAGTCTCCTGCAATTAATTTGATCATCGGTTTGCTAATCCTTCTTGAGTGTTTTCTTGGTAGGTAGGTTCGTCCATTTTGTCGGCCATGTAGTTTTCTTCTAAATAAGACTCTGCGTCAAACTCGACGTAGGTTCCGCGTGGAAGCACGTTGTCCATTGAAAGCGCTGCGGCGATTGCTTCGGCATACATTTTGAGTCCGAAAATGTACAAGTCTGCGCGGGCTTGTTGCGATGACTGGTAAGAATATGAACCCGTTGATACACCGACAAGGTACGGGGGGACATTGCACAAACGAGCCGCCTCAAGAGCGCTGTAGTTTGCTGACTCAATAAGAAGCATCTTGTCTGGTGACATTGTTGTTGGCTCGTAAGACAAGTACTCGTTTAGCGCAGCGGTTTGATTTGTTGCTCGCGCGGCGTTAAATGATGCAGCAAGATCGGCTAGTTCTTGCGCGCTTAGTGGTTCGCCACCAGTTTGTTTCAGTACTCCAGCTGGGATGCTTGAAGATGCGTTTCGTGTTCGTGCGTCGTTAATTTTTAGCGCGGTTTCAACAACTTGTGTTCCTGAATAGATTAGTCCTTGAGTTGGGCTAAGTATTTGCACCAAGTTTGCTGGGTCTAATTCTCCACCTTGAAAATAAACTTGTTTAGACGGTGCGAACCAAACTGGGCCAGCCATGTCTTGCGTCGTAACTGAACCAGCAGGCAGTCGAGTAAACGATGCCGGATATCCATCGGCGGTGCGTGATGTGATGTACCAAAACGCACGGCCAAAGAAAAACAAGTCGTCAAATGTCCAAGACATAAGGAAGTTGTAAGGCACATCAGGATCGGGACGGCGGAGCCATGATCGAGGAGCAAGATAAATCTTCTCCATCTCGTCACCGTTCCATTGTTCTGTGTACATCTTGAGTGGCATGCATCCGATGACCGAAGCCATAAGATCGCGGCTTCTATTTATGGCGGCTACCTGTACAGCGCGGTTGCGGGCTTCGCCTTCTTGGTAGGTGTAGTACTGGCCGATCATGTTGACGCCAGCGTTGTTTGATGCGTAATTAAGTCCTGCTCCTGCAGCTGCAGCTTTGGCAGGTGGCGGCGAGATTGCGGCCTTGTTTATTTTGCGATCAAATAATCCCATACCTAGAGCATGACACACTTGACCCGTTTATAGGTGGCAACCGCACGTGACTAATCCGATTCCGACAAAAGGCTAGAGCGTGCGGTCGCCGACGAGAATGTTACTGGTTGACGGCCACGAGCATGGGTTTACCCGAACTAACTGGTCGCGCACACATGCCAATTCCCCAGACCATTGTTCGGGCTAACTCGATCGGCCCTGGACTCCGCTTGCTTGAGAGCACGATCGTGTTGTCGGTGCGAACAGCAACAGCGCGCTGGACATGTTCGGCAAGCAGTTTTTCTCCCGTGTGCAATAGTCGCGCTTCGGCGATCATGTTCTTGGCAAGCGGTGTAAACCGTCCAAGTTCTGCATACCCAACGACCACTCGGCGGCGCTCGATGTTCGGCGGGCACGTTGCATCTACGGTCGGCGACAAGGCAAACCTAATCGTGGGGTCTTTGGCTAATTCTTGCACGTTGTCCCACAGCTCTGTGATTGACTCGGCGATGAACGCAACGGTGACAAGCACCCGACCGTCCGACAAGTTGACGCATCTGGTCGCGCTGTATCGGGAGTCGTCCAGCGACGATTCGATTGCCACGACGCCACCGCTAGGGATATCCCCTGTGTATTCCAAGGACGGCCAACGCCCAGGCTCAATCCAACCGCGCACAACACTTACCCATAGGTTTAGGGATGCGCGCAAGAACGACGCACGATCAGGGTTAGTTGACTCCTGCTTGATCGTGTCCATGTCCAACGTGTGACCCAATGCAGGATTACCCCATGCCCATGATGCTGGATGCAGCGGGTCAAGGCTTGGGTCGGGTGACCATTCCGCCATGTACATCGTTGACGGTTCGCCTTTGTCTATCGCTCGAATGCCAGCCTCTCTCCAGCGCGCGAACAACACGGATTCCTCGGTGCCCGCTGTGCTGAAGAAACACGCCAAAGGATTTTTGCGCGCACGCTGTGCCGGCAACAGACCACCTTCCACAGAGTCGGGGTTGACGTCAAACAGCTCATCCACAATCACCAGGTCAATTGACATACCATGACCTTGGTTTGGCTTCAATGCTTTGACCCACCACTTGCTGCCATCTGGCATGGTCGCCTGATAACGGCCGTACGACTTGACGATTTTGGCTCCGTAATATTCAGATAAAATCGGGCTCAAATCATCAAACAAAAGGCAGGCGAGGTCGAGTCGGTGGGCACCAGATACCACGGTCTGCTTACCGCCACGTATCTTTGGCATCTCGACTAACCAAAATAGAATTAACGCTTGAATAATCGTGGTCTTGCCATTTTGACGGGCAACCGAAACGAGGCTTGAGCGATGCACAAACTTGTTATCGGCGTCAACCGCAAGCATCCCTTCAAGAGCATGTATTTGCCAAGGCATCAAATCAATCTGCAGCACCTTCTTCGCCATGTCCCCCACAAGTCCAGCTAGTGAGCCGGCATGATCTGGGATCATGGTTTCCAGTCTTGGCTGGTCATGACTAATTACGGCCAGTTCGGGCTGGTTCGGGCCTTTTGCGACAAATTGTTGGA